GCAGCACCCAAAGTCGATGTTGTTGGCCGGTTCCTTCCAGTGCTCGCCGCCGCAGTAGTCCGAGAAGGACCGGTCGTCGATCTGCATCAGGCCGTGGCCGTGGCCGGCGTCGCCTCGGCCCTCGGGACCTGGCTTGTCGAGCCATGCGGAGAGCCCGCCTCCGCTCTCGCGCATCATGATTCCCGCCACGACCTCGGGCCGGTGCCCGTGGCGCGCGGCTGCCGCGGAGATCAGATCGCCGTAGGTCTCGCGGATGTGCCGCAGCTGGCGCAGTTCCTCATCGTTCATTTGTCACTCTCCCGGCTCCCATGTGGAGCTGCTCGATCCGCGCGAGCCGTTTGTTGGCCTCGTCCAGCTGGCGCATGATCAGGTCGAATTTCGCGTTGACTTCCTGATCCCGCGCCGCGCGCGTTTCCTTCGTCGCGAACGAGTCGAAACGCTTGTCGTCATACGCCTCGTGCTCGTTGAAGCGCACTTCGATCGCGGCCTGGCGGGCCTCGAGCTTCGCGTAGCCCGCGACGAAACCCGCCAGGAGAACGAGGAGCGTAATCAGATGACCGACATTGATCTTCCATTCGATGCGGGGTGGAGTCATTTCGCACCTACTTTCGAACTCAGAACTGGGTTAGAGGATTACAGCATCAGGTATCCGCCGGGGCCGTTGCGGTCCGGCTGCTCGCCGTAATCGCGCTGCGTCTCGCCCTCGTCCGCTGTCGAATCGATCGGCGACCCGAATCCGACACCGCCGCCAGGCGTTACTTTACGAGTCTCCTCCGGACGAGGGAGGATGCTTGGATCTGGCACGGCGACTGGCGGCGTGCCTCGCGTCTTCGAAATTAGCTTTGTAACGGTTTTGGTCACCGTCTTCGTGATCCAACGGTCGGCCAGGTACCGCATGATGATCGGCATGAAGATCCCGCAGTGCGATCCCGGTGGGGCATACGGGATCGGCCGCGCGATCACGCTCGCATGCGCGGAACTCGTCGCCATGAAGCCGAGAAGCGCGGTCTTCGGCGGCCAGTAGATGCCGATCGGATCGTGCACTGTATCGGGCGGGATGGGCGGCGGGCCGGGATCCTGCGCGCCCCTGTCGTGCCCCTCCCACACCGACGGAATGGTGCCGAGCCAGCCGCGGACGATGCCCGTGAATGTGCCGCCGTACTGGCTGTTGTTCCGCCCGAAGTAGTGAATGAGCTCGCCGCTCGACATGTTCATCAGCACGTATCCGCCGGGTGGCGTGACGCATCCGTTGCCGATGTTGACTGCCTCGTAAACCTGAAGCTGCGCGAGCGGCGGCATGTCGCAGTTCGCCTTGTTGGTCCAGCCGACCAACGTGAACTGCATCCAGAAGCCGAGGTCGATGACGACATCCTCGCAGAGCAGCGGCGCCGGAAAGTCGTTTGCCGGCGCGAGCGCCCCATAGTGTTCGGTCTCGGCATCGAAGGTACGGATCTTTCCCGTCCAGATGTCCTCGGCTTGCGAAAGCTTCTGGCTCGACTGCACCTCGTAGGTCGAAGAAGGAGCATGGAAGCCAAGCCATTCGTATACGGAAGCCGCGGCGGGAGACGTAACCTTGTGGGAGCAAGCCATGGGCTCCGTTGCCGGCAGGAAACTTCCGAGCCATCTCCTGAATTGCAGCTTCGGCAAACCGTCAACCTATTCTGATTGCGACCTTGGTGGATGCTCCGGAAGGCACCGCCGCCACGAAGAACAATCCCGACAACCCGACGTCTATCGGTATCGTCAGCTTCGATCCCGTCGCAACGCCGCTTTCGACCAGCACGTGCTGGTAGGCGCGGCCGTGGAACCGGTAATACGAAACCTCTCCCGCCGGTTTGGTCCACAGGCCCATCGGGCGGATGATCCGCGTTCCATTGAGCGTGAACATCGCCGAGGATGACGCCGCGGAAACTGCGTACCATTGCGTCACGCGCTCGGCGTATGCCGCGGCGTTATTGTCCATCATGAACCACCTGAGCGCGCTCCAGTAGCCATCGGCGGAATCGGCGTTGCTGCGATAGCCGCCGCCGCACACGTAACGCGCGTTCGAGCCTTGCGCTTCCGGCGTTTGGTCGAGGATGAAGGCGCCGAGTCCTTCCCAGCCGGTGCCCGAATCGACGCTGACATTCATGTGGTACTGACCGGTCATGGTGTGAACCGTCCACGTGTTGCCCGCGCCGGAGGTGTTATTGATCCTGCGGGTGCAGATCGTCTGCCCGAGCTGATCTCGCAGCCTCATCTCGAGCTTGCTCGCCGAGATCTTTGTCAGGAGGACATCCATCCACCTGCCGTCGGCATCGACCGGCGATTTGTAAAGTCCCGCGCCCGGGTTCGTCCAGGTGGGCATGTTGGCCAGGACTTCCGTCTGGAAGTCGTCAATGATCTGCTGCACGTCGCTCGCGCCAACCCGGCTGAAATACCTGTAGCTCGAGTTAAGGAACGTCGGGATTCCCATGGCTACGCCTTTCTGAATGCCACCCGCGCGTTGCCCGTCGTTATCAGCCCGACGACCTTGAAAACGCCAGTGCTCGAACCGTCGCCAAGAGGAACCGTGATCTCCGCGGCGAAGGCCAGCTGCTCCGGAACGATAGCCGCCTGGAAGACCCTGCCGAGCAGCACCTCGGGATTTGTCGAATCGCCTATCTCGAACGGCTCTATGAGGGTCGTCCCGTTTGCGTGCCAGCGGCGGTGCGATGTTGGGCAGCCGCGGCCAATCGCACGCTGCGAGCTGGCATATGCCGTCCCATCCTTGGCAAGCGCCCAGTTCGTTGTCCAGCCCGAAACGAGCCAGGTGCCGGTATTCCCGCGCGGGCCATTGCCGGCCCAGTACGAGGCGCGCGGCGCTCCGATGATCGGCTCGGGTGACTGGTCAAGCGCGCCACAGGCGAAGCACTCCGGCGTCGTCCGCTCGGTGTTCACACACAGATGGAGCGGACCCGTGAAATAGTGGACAGTCGTTCCTGGCGCGGCATCGATGTCCTGCGTACTCGACGTCTGGTTGTTTATCAGCATGCCCGCGCAGTCGCGCGCAACGTAGCCAACGCGCGTGGCACTGACGCGCGTGCATTGGACAGTAAAGAACAAACCATCCGCCCGCGCGGGAGATTTGAATGTCGTCGGGCTCTGCCCGACGCCTCCCGCCGTGCACGTCCAACCACCGTTCGTCACGAGCTCGGCGTAGAGGTCGTCAATGATGGTCTGGACATCAATAACGGCAAGCGTCTCCTTGTACCTGAAGGACGTGTTCCAATGCGCCGGTATTCCCATGCTTACGCGCACCTCACGCAGAGAGCCCAGGCAGTATCGGCATTGTTGCCGGCGACGCCGCCGGCCACGATGAACTCGCCGATGACGCCGGTGTCGATCGGCACATAGATCCTCGCCCCTTTGGCGAGATTGGCCGGGCAGAGCAGCTGCTGGAAGCACCTTCCGGCGTAGTGCATGTATCCATAGGTGCCGCCGGCCCCGGTCTGCTGGCACCAGAGTTCCCTCGGCCGGTACACCCGCGCGCCGCTCAGAGTCTTGCGTCCCACAGCCGAACCCGAGCCGGCTCCGCAGAAGATCGTCCCGCGCGACTTTGACATCGGGGTCGCATCATCGAGCATGAAAACAGTGAAGACATCGTTAAGGTAATCGTTCGTGTCGCTTATGTTCCGGAAACCGCCGCCGTAAACATAATGCTGGTGAGCGTCCTGCGTGTCCGGGCTCAGGTCGAGGATGCCACCATAAAGCGCTTCAGGCACGGCCGATCCCATCATGACATCGATCACCGCATGGTACTGCCCGGTGAAGATCCGCGCCGTCCAGGTGTTCGCGGAAGGGCAGTTGATCCGGCGCGTGCATAGCGAGATGCCGCTCTGGTCGCGAACCTCCATTTGCAGCTTCTGCTGCGTGACCCGCGACAGGTAGACGTCGAAGCGCCTGCCCCATTGATCGATCGGGCTCCGGTAGCCGCCGCCGCCGAGGAACGACCACGCACTCCATCCGAGACCGGGGTTGTCGACCGCAAGTACTTCGCCATCGAAATCGTCGATGATTGCCTGGACATCGCTGACGCTGACCCGCTCCTTGAACCTGAATCCCGTGCTGAGGAAATGCGGAACCGCCATTTATGCAATCCTCGCGCAGAGCTTCGCCGCGTTGCTGATATTCCAGCCCAGGATCTTGAACGTGCCCAGCGTCTCGGGATCGATCGGAACGTCGAACACGCCTTGGTCGGGCAGGCTCCACTCGGCCATCAGGATCCCGTGCGCTCTGCCGAGCAGCCAGCCGCCATCGATGAACTCGAGCGGCGCGAAGAACATCGTGCCCGCGCACGTGAACTTATCCTGGTACTGCGAGACTGACGGCGCCCGCTCGTTGATGACGTCGTAGCTGCCCGACACATACGAGGAGCCGCCGACCTTGAGCGTCCATGTGTTGTTCCAGACATTGTACGTGAGCGCGTCGGCCGGCGTGCGCGGGCCGCGCGAAGCCCAGTAGCAGGGCCGAGGTTTGTCGATCGGCTCCGGGGTCCTGTCCATGATTCCGCAGCCCCAACATTCCGGCGTTCCGGCTGATGCACCTCCCGAATCCACAATCACCTGCGCGGGGCTCGTGTAGAGCCTGACGTAGGATGTGCCCGCTATCCCTTGCCGAGTTTCGGTGTCGTTGTTGACGAGCAGCCCCATGTGATCTTTGACCACGTAGGAGATTCTCGACGCGCTGACCCGCGAGCACTGGATCGCGAAGAAGAGACCATCAGCCCTGTCCGGAGACTTGAATGTCGTGGGCGACTGCCCGAGGCCGCCGGCCGCGCAGGTCCAGCCGCCGTTTGTCACGAGCTCGCTGTAGAGGCCATTGATGATGTCCTGCGTGTCCGAGGTCAGGATCTCGACGAATCGGAACACGGTGGTCAGGAAATTCGGGACTGCCACTCAGTACCCCCTCACGAAGGCGACCACGTCGATCACGTCATAGTCGGCGTTGTACATGAAACCGAAGTAATCGCGGCTTTCGCTTTCACCGGACAGGGCGACATCGTCGATGTCCCAGCCCGTGTTGTACTTTTCATCAAGCACGAGCTTGTGGCCGCCCGTTTCGTCCTGCTGCACCACGAGGATGACGGGCTTGCAGTGTTTTGCGTTCTTCAGCGGATCGAGGATCGCGTCCGCGGTCAGGAGCAGGTAGAAGATGCTCCCCAGGTTGCAGTCGATCACGATGGGCGTCTCGGTCTTGATGATGATGACGCCCGGGTCGTTTCCTCCCGGCGGCGGATCGGTCGGGCACGGCGAGACAGTGTCGTCATCCGAGAATGAGTATGCGTTCGCAAACCACACCCGGCCCTGCAGGTCCTCGAAATCGACTGTGGAATCGTACGGAATATCGATCGACTCGAAGGTCTGGGTTGCCTTGTCGCCGCCGTTTCGCCAGTACTCGCCCATGTACATGCCAAGGCCGGTCTGGGCGCCCTGGTATCCTTCGGCGGTCCACTCCCACGGCGGCTTCACGATCATGATGCGCACGTCGTGGTACTTGCCGTCCTCGTCCGGATCGGCGGCGAGCCTGATGCCGAAACGATCCGTGATCTTATTGCCGCTGATCTGGGAGGAGCCGATCCCGTTCCAGACGCAATATTTCTCGTCGAACTGCCCGGCGCGGACATCCATCAGGAGCAGCCCACCGGCCAGGCCGGCGCCGAAATCGGCCGGGCCGCCCTCGTCGATCGTCAGCTCGCCTGTGATCGGGTCGAGCGAATGGCTGATGGCGCTGCCGTCGTAAAGGACATCGGATGATCCCGCAACGCCGGAATCGGAGTTGATGTCCCGCCACTGCCCCGTTGTCGAGTCCTTGATCTGGAAGAACGCGAACAGGATCTTGTGGCTGTTCGTTTTCGGCCTGGACGCGCGCACGCGGCAGGTGCCGTCGGCGATTCCCTTGATGACCTCGACCGCCCAGTCTGCGGGTGGACCGGTGTCGGCAAGCGCCTGGTCTTCGGTGTCGATGAAGTCGGTGACGACCTCGGGTGTGTCATTGCCGTCGCTCCAGACGCTCCAGCCCTTGGTATTGTGAAGCCGGAAGACAAAATACAGCCGCCCCTGCTGCGCGGCTTTGATGAAGAACCGGGCGCCATACATGTTGGCCTTCAGGCCCGATACGACCCATTGGTCCGTGCCGTTGTGCTCGAGCGTTCCGCCCTCGGCTGGTGTCCGGAGATCGACCGATTTGTCCGAGAAACCGACTCCGAAGAGCTGCGCCCGAAACTCGGCGCCGTCTATGTCCACATTCCATTTGTCCGCGGCACAGCCCATGTCGAGACCGAGTCCGTTCGAGATTGCGTTTGTCCACAGGTCGTCGGGCACATGCGGCGATCCGCCGCCGGTGATCGGCGGAATTACCCTGGGCTCGTACGGCGTGCCGCTCGCCGGCCAATGGTGCGAGACGACCGAGGAGCAGAGCAGCGTCACGACATGGCGTTTGTCCCTGCCGACCGTGTGGCGGATCCATTCGACAAAGAAGTCCTCATCGATGAAAAGGCCGTAGGGAGCGCCGGCGCGAATTGTGATTCTGTCGCTCACATCGCGGCTCTGGGCTTCCGCGAGATGCGCGGCGTCGTAGTTCGCCTTCAGGTCGAACGAGACGATCGGTACCGGATCCTTGTAGATCGCGAGGAAATGGTCGCAGCGGTCCTGCGCCTCCTGGATGTTCGTCAGGAACTTGCCGACATTCGTATAGGGGAGATACCCGAACTGCTCCTTGCTTTCCGCGTCCTCGGCCCAGACTTTGGCCGAGTCGCTTTCCACAATGGCGATTCCGTGGCAGCGGCAAAGCGTCAGATAGGCCGTCTCGGCGCCATTATTCGTGAACTCGAGCAGAATCTCGCTCGCGCTTTTGGTTGCAACCGCGTCGATAAACTCGGTGAGCTCGTCCCCGCCGCCATCGGCCTGGCTGTTGGCCTGGTAATCGGTCGTGGTCCATTCGGAAACGGCGATGTATCCGCTCGGGCCCGTCGGCGTCGGAAACTGGCCCTTAATCGAAAGTGTCGCGCCCGGCGCGATCGCGGGAGGATTGCCCGACAGCGTCCAGAGGACCATCTCCTCGGACACGTCGAACGTCCTGACCGCGGCCTCGATGTAATTGAAGATGCCTTTGGCGGAATCGCCCTGCCGCGGGTCCCATAGCATCAGGCTGCCGCCGCCATAGATTGCCTGCGCTACGGTGTGCGGGGCCGAAAGCCGGTGGGCGCGGTCTTCGAATGCGAGTTTCCCGTCCTTTGCCTCCCGAAGGAATCCGGCTTCCGTTTCCTCGAGGTCGCGAAGCGCCTGGGTCGCGGTCCCCTTGTCCCACCATCGCGACATCGTCCCCTGTCCGGGATCGATCAGACGGTCGGCCGCGGCAAACTCCGCCTGGTCGAGCACTTCGGATATGGCATCGCCGGTCTTGATGTCGGTGTGCATCGGCGCCGATACCTGGCTTTGCAGCGACCTGTGGGCGAGGGCGCCGTAGGCCAGGAGTTCCGCGGTCGATATCCCCACAACCGCGCCCGCATTCGGCGTGACGGATTCGAGATATCCCTGCCACATCGTGGCTTCTTCGCCGCCGCCGACCTGCATCGTGACGCGCACGCGGCGGCCGGGGAGCATCTGGCCGTACAGAGGGCTGGAATCGTTGAACGGCGAGAACCGGCTGTCGGAGTTGTCGAGGCTGATCCGGCAGCTGCCGGCCTTGCTCCTGCCGCTCAGCTGCGAGGCATAGTCCCGCCCGTACTCCCAGGTCGCCTCGAATGCGAACGTGGAGATATTCTCGTTCGCATCGGAGAAATCCCCATCCCCGTTCCAGTCGACGTAGTAGCGGTAGGTTGCGGTGATCATCGTCTATGTGGATTGCCGGCCCGCCTCGCAACCCATGCGATCTTGGAAACCTCTTTTTGTTGTGCAATAGCAGTCAAGACGCACAACTGTCCAATCGATTGGACAGTTCCTGACCTTTCCGAAGCGGGTACTCACGCCGGCGCGAGACCGGAACGCCGGGCGTTCAGCGCCTGCGCCTCGGCGACGCGCCTGGCGAACTCGTCGTACCCGAAGATCGTGGCGCCGCGCAGATCGATATACGCCCCCTGCCAGGCTTCGGCCGTGGGGACAGGCTCAACCGGCTCCGGTTCGACGGGCTGAGTGTCGCCCGCGCCAGGCGTCACAGGTTCGGGTACTATGTCCTTCGTCGCGTCCTTGATCTCCTCGATCTTCGCGAGGATCTTATCGAGTTCGGCGATCGCCGCCGCGGCCGCCGTCTGAAACGCCGTCTGGATGTTCGTGCTCACGATAGTGAATTGGTCCTCGATCGGCTTCGTGATGTTGCCGACCTGTGTCGTGATGTCTCCGGCAGCCTGCTTCAGGATGTCGAGGACGCCGGTTCTTTCATTGCGAAAAGCGGCATCCATTGCGGCCTTGGTCGCGGCGAGCAGCTGGTCGGTAACGGTATTGAAGCCCTCTCCGTATCGGCTGACTGCGGTCTGCCCGGCGCTTCCGCCATATTGCGACAGCGCTTGTTCGAGGAGGCCGCCCTGTAGCAGCTTGCCCGAGTCCTGGAACTTCTTGATCGCATCGTCCCAGCCGGTTTCCATCTTCAAAAGGCCGGTGATCTTCGTCAGGCTCTCGGGAGCGATGCCCGCGCCGGTGAGTGCATCAATGACCGACTGATCCACGTTTCCGGCCATCAGCTTCTGAATCGCGGTCTGTTCGGGCAGGAACTTCGTGAGTTCGTCTGACAGCTGCTCGATGAAGCCGAGCGAAGACTTGAGGCCCGACAGATCCGCGGCCTTGTCCAATGCCGAAAGATCGCCACCGAACTGCTGGAAGAGGTCGCGCAGGTCGGGAAGGATCTCTCCCGTGTCCCGGAAGTGCTGGACCATCTCCGCGAAATAGCTGTTGAGCTTGACGAGTCCCGACACCTCTGTGAACTTTGAAATGTCCCCGCCGAGTTCGGTGATCTTGGCGGCGAACTCCTCCGTAATCTCGCCTGTCTTGAGAAATCGGTCGTACATCGTCTCAACCGCGGGAATCATCCCGGAGATCCCATCCCGCAGGCTCTTGAGGCCGTCAAGCAGGGGTTTCAGCTCCAGGGCTTTCCGGGCGACCTCGAGCTCGTCGGCGAAAGCCGAGGATGATTTCGCCGCCTCATCGAGCACTTCGGCATTCTCTTTCAGGAAATCCGAGAACTCATCCGAAACGGTCTTGGTTTCATCAAACTGCTTATACAGGTTCTGGAAATCGGCAGCCGTCTTCCTGGTCGCGTCCCCAAGCATCAGAAGCTTCGATTGCCAATCCGGGACGTTCTGATTTAATGCCTGCGAGTCTTTGAACGCGGCCTTGAAGGCTTCGTCGAGGGCCGACCAGTCACCTGTCAGCTCGCCAAGTTGGTAGTGCTTGCGGAAATCGAACGTCCCCGAGGCCGTCTTCACCAATTCGAGCGACTTCAGGAACTCCTGCGTTTTTCCCTGTGCCGCGGCTAGGGGGCCGGCCACCTCGGCCAGGAATTTGGAACTCGATTCGATATCCTTTCGGATGGGATAAGTCTGGCTTTCCGAGATGCCCATCTCACCGAGCCATTTTTTGAAATCGTCCGGGGACATCGTGATGCCGCCAAAGTCCCGCCCCAGCTCCATCGATCCGGCCTGATAGGCGTTCTTCCCCTTGATGGCCGTGACCAGTGACTGGATGCCTTTCGCCAGAGCACCGGCGGCAGCGCCGATTGCAGCGCCGATCGCCGTGCCGATGACCGGCACCACGGACCCTATCGCCGCGCCGATTGCCGCGCCGCCGCCGATGGCTTCCGCCCAGCCCCGGACGCCTTTCTGGCTGAACGAGTCCAGGAACGCCGCCGTGCCTCCGGCCATGAGTCCGCCCTGGATCATGGAGCCCGCGGTCCCGCCCACGCCGAAGATCCCGCCGGCCGGCGCTCCCCCCTTCACCATGTCGAGCGTCGGGCCGACGAAACCGGGCGAAGTCCGCGGCGCGGAGAATTCGACAGGCCTGTAAACCTGCAGGAGCGGATTCCCAGCGGTGAGAATTTCGGAGATGCTCGGTCCTTCTTCCGCCGGCGTCGCCGCCGCCTTGAGCCAGTCGGGCAGACCGCTTCCGACCGTCCCGAGGAGGTTGCCCCAGGAACCGGAAACAGGGGCTGGCGCGGGACTGGCCGTCGTTTTCTTCCCGCCGCCGAAGAAGCGCTCGGACAGGGAGTCCATGGCATCGCCCAGGAGCTTCTGCAGCGGGTTGAAGAGCCTCTCGATCACAATCCGCAGCGTCGATTCCGCGAGGCTCGAGAAGAACTCCTTCACCGCATTGCCGAGCCCTTTCCAGTGCACGATCGCGCCGGCCACCTGCCTGCCGAAATCGTTCACCACGGTGCTGATCTGCTTGCGCATCTCCTCTCCGATGGAAACGGCTTCCTTGCCCCAGCCGCCGGCAATACGGTTGAACTCGGCCGAGCGGCGCTCCATGTCGCGGATGTCCTTCTCGGTCGGGAGGAGATCCTTGAGGGGATTCTCCGGCTTGATCTTCTCGAGGCCGGCAGCCGCTTTGTTGATTTCCATCTGCAGCTTCGCGGAGAAAGCGTGCTGGTCTTCGAGCCGTTTCTTTTCCTCCTCGGTTTCCTTCTGCCTCAGCTTCTCCGCGGCCTCGTAGCGCTCCCGTTGCATCCGTTCCACGGCATCCAGTGCCTTTTCATAGGCGCGCGCCTCGTCCTCGCGCGCCTTGATCTGGTCCCGGATCGATAGCACGGCGCTGAGCGCCTTCTCTTTCTCCTTGTGGCTCAGGCCCTTCTCGACCGCCGTATTGAGCTTTTCCTGCGCCTCCTGGAGCTTGAGCAGGAGATCCACGTTTTCCTTGCCCTGGGAGAGGAGCTTCAGGCGCTCGTTGTAAAGTTCCTCCTCTTTCATCCGAGCGAGTCCGGCGGCGTCGGCGGCTTTCTTTCCCGCTTCTTCGTGCTTCTTCGAGGCCTCGATTGCGGCGTCGGCTGCCTCCTTGATCCTCATCTGCAGGGAGGCAAGCGACGCGGCCTGCATGCCCGCGCCCTTGGCAAGGTTCGAGGCCAGGAGCTTCCAGAAATCGCCCGTGAAGATGTCGCTTACGGCGAGCGCGGTCTCTACGGCCGCCTCCTTTGCGATCGTCTTGACCTTGGCGAACCGCACGGAGAGGATATCGAGTTTCTCGTCAAGCTTCATCGCCTGGTCGACGGCGACTTTGTCCATGACCGCGCCGGTGTCCTCGAGCTGCTTCGCTAGGTCAAAGAGGTTGTCCTTTGCGTTCAGGAGCAACGGGACGAGTTCCTGGTTGCGCCTGCCGAGCACCGCCGTCGCGACCTGGGCGCGCTCGGATGGGTCCTCGATTTCCAGGAGCTTGGTCCGCAACTCGGACAGGAGATCCACTGCCGGCTTCGCCTTGCCCGAGGCGTCCTCGAGAGAGATGCCGAGGGCCGTGATTCCCTTCGTGAACTCGCCGCCGGTTCCAAACTTGCCGAGTTCCAGGTTGATCTTCGAGACCGCCGATATGACCGTTTCGCCGCTCACGCCCATCAGCTCCGCCGCCTTCTGCAGGCTCTGGACCCGTTCGACGCCGATCCCGGTGCGGAGCGACAGGTTCGTGATCTGCTCGGCTTCGTTTGCAGTGCTTTCGGCAAGCTTGAAGATCGCCGCCCCGGCCGCGATTGCAGCGGAGGCGATCCCAGCCAGGCCGATTGCAGCCGGTCCGAGCTTTTCGGCGAAGCTGCCGATTCCTTCCTTTGCAGCCGACATGGGATTCCGGGCAAAGTCGGTGAGCGTCTTGCCCAGACTTTCGATCGAGAAACCGCCGCCCTTTGCAGCATTCGCGAGATCGGCGTACTTCTGCACCAGGGGATCGATCGCCTGGCTATTGGCCTTGGCAGTTTCCGCGGCAGCCTTGATCTGGTTGCCCATGACCGCCATGATCTCACTGTTCGACTTGCCCGCGGCCTCGAGCAGCCGGAGCTTCTCGGTCAAGAGGCCAGTTGGATTGAGGGCCTCGTTGAACGACGCGAGGAAGGATTGACCGGCGCGTTTGATGTCGAGTCCGGCGTCCTTGGCCATATCCACGGCTTTGCGCAGATCAGCCTGGAGCCGGTCGGTGTCGCCACCGATCTCATAAAAGAGGCGTCCGATAACCGGCATCTATCTTCCGAGTTCCTGTTGGATTATTGCCTGAAATGCAGCGATGCCCGCTTCCATGGCTTGAGCCTCCACGCTTGCAGAAGCGGTCTCAAACCAAGGACGGGCGGGCTGGCCTTTGCGGCCGAAATTGTAGAAGTAACCATAGAAGCCCTTGCGTTTCTCCGGACCCACAAGCAGCCTCCTGCGCGTTGAGCCCATGAGGGCTTTCTGATTGACACTTTCGTAGACGATGACGCTCTTAGCGAGCTGTCCGGTCCGCTGCGGCGCGGATGCCTCCACGGTCTGCCTGATGATCTGGGCCGCGGCATCCTCGGCTGCCTGGATGGCGAGGTCGAGAACGTCCTTGCAGATGTGCTCCGTTTCGCGCCGGAGATCCTCGAAGCCCTTGATCTCAATGCCTGCCATGGTCGTCCATGCGGTTGGGCGCGGCGAATCCGTCGCAGCCGCACCAGCCGCCGGCGCGGCGATCATCCCAGCGCATGCAACCGAAGGCGCGGTGATGTTCGGAGCGGGGATGGCCGCAGCGGCAGATTTCCTAGTAGTCGATGCGGCGTGTGAGCCGGTCCTCCATCGTTTTCATGCTTTCGCTTTCTGGAGTTCAGTCACGAGCCGCATCGATTGCATCATCTTCTGCCAGTTTGGAACCGACTGGGACCCGCCGCCGGATTCCAGCCGGAAGTACGCGACCCATTCGAGGAACTCGGAGTAGGACATTGTCCTTTCGAGTTCCTCGACGGTGCGTCCGAGCGTCTTGGCTAGACGGAATCGAGCGCGTCGCTCGGGGCGCTCAGCAAGTTTTTTTCCAGTTCCTTACGGGACTCTTCCGTGAGGCCGGACATGGCGAGGATCGCATCCTGCAGGCGCAGGAACGCGCTCGCGGCCTTGCTCATCAATGACTCGAGGTCGGCCGCGTCGAACAGGGGACTGCCTTGCTCGTCGCATACGGACCACTGCACCAGGCGCAGGGTGCAGTTCTTCATGCGGTCCACGACCGAGTTTTTCTCGTACTTCGTTCCGAGGTCGGCAAGCTTCGCCTGCTCGTGGATCGTCAATGGGCGGATGAATACGGACCCGCCCCACTCGGGGACTTCCACTTCCTTCAGGCGGGGCGCGGTTGCGAGGATCTGCAGTTTGGTAAGAATCATGATCTGACTCCAGATTTTCTTGTGATTGATTTGAGACCAACTGGATCTGTCGGAAATCAGCTCCAGGTCACGGGAGAACGCAGCCGTGACTGCGATACGCAGACTTCCGATGCATCAATATGATTTACTAATTATCGGGGCATATGAAAACGAACTGTTTGCGGCACAACCCGATCAAAAGCCAAGTCGAAGTGCAGAGCTGGGTGACACTTAGAGCAGGTACTGCCTTATCAACGGCTTGAGACCACGGCTGCAAAGCAACGGAATCGCCGTCGATCCGCGGCAAACTCCTGGATCTGCTGAGAAACTCCTGTGCTGACGGATAAGAGATCCAAACCGTCATTGGACGGCAAACGTATGGGCAATCTGACTGCCGTCATCTTTCCTTGGAGGCCCTCCTGAATAACCGCCCTGAGGTAGTAGCTCCCTATCGGGGCCTGCAGTTCAAGGATGACATTCAACCCATCCTTTAGAGAAGTGTATGTATCCTCTTTCAGTGCCAACTCGATTATCCCCTCAGCGCCAGTCACGGGAGAACCTTGCTGGTCCAGAAGAGCGGCGACAAACCTAAAATTCTGCACGTGCCGGTCGTATTGTCTCCGGAAGAGGGCGTCCTTAGCATCGAAGTGCGCTACGACCTTGATGCTGGCAATTTCGTCTTGGATACTGTCCGTGCCCGGCAACGTAACAATGCGAACGCCCGGTATTTGGTTGAGGTCTTCAGCAGAAGCAAATGCCCGATCGATCGGGCGCTCGGTTTCTTTTTTTGGGGCAAAATAACCTGGACGAGCCTGTACTGACCGAGCCGCCGTTGATCTCACTTTGACCGTCAGCCGATGATAATGGCCATCGCGTACATCGTCCGGATAGAAACCCAAAATATATCCAAGTTCTGGAGGTGCAGCAGTCGTCTTAAAGCCCAAAACAAGGTCGTTGTTCCGAGTGAAATAGACGCCCCCCGTGCTCTCAGCCACATACGGCATGGCCTCTAATGACGGGTCGCCGCGGATTGACATTGCTGAAACTCCCTGGGCGGCGATGCCGTTTATGATCACCCCGCCGCGGATTGCGCGACTGATAATTGATTCCTGGTCAAAACGCTGGGCGTAAAACATCGAAGAACACAGCACCATGATGCGCTGACCTGGCATCCGTGACATATAGGAGACTACGTCGGCAATGATTTGTGCTGGCACTATGTGTGCAAACGAGCGCAGCGTGACGCGGTCAAGCGCAGCAATAATACTCTGCGGATCCCGAGTAAAGGGCAAGACCTGCCGCCCTGAGAACGTGAATACCGATACAACATCGCCGGGAGCAAGGCCTTTGGATACAAACCGCTTTGCCGATTCCTTTGCATAAATCAAATCGCCGACGAACCGTCTGCTCGTATCGTCAAAAACGAAGGCCACGAAACGGCGGGGAAGGCCATCGTCTTCTGATGGGGCCCCCGGCACTGTTGCAAAATATTCGACATTCTTCCGTTTCCCGGCATCATAAATCTCGAAATCGTCTTTATTCAGTCCAGTGACAATATCACCTCGAAAATTTCGAACTAATACGCCGGCTTCAACAAGACTAGTTTCGACTCTAAATGTGTGTCGTGAACCTGGATCATAGGGGAGTCGTAAAATACGTATTTCTTCGGGATCCGGCTGTTGAGCGAGCAGAGTCGCAGCCCAAAGCAACATGAGAGCAGCCTTTTTGGGTGCAGTAACGTTCTGGAACCGGATTCGCGGAAACAGCACTCTACCTCCAATCGGCCGGTACCCTGAGGCCTTGACTAGCAAGAGGGAATGCACCCTGCGGCACCGAGCTTCAGCCGGTTCACGTTTCATCAGCCAAATATCGGTGCCGCTTTCGGGCCGAAGAGTTGTTACTTTGCTGGCGGGTAACAACCTGATGGCGGGGGTGGCGGCGGGACGCCATAGCAAACACACCAGCAAGATCCATCCTCGCACGCCCAAGCAATGTTGGGGGGCCACATGCCAACCTCAAAGCAGTAGTCGGAGCAGACATCCCAACAATACGGGTCCGATGCGCTCCCCGCCATAGGAGGTGGAAGAGCATAAATAACAGACACAAACATAGCCAGGAGCAACAGAAGCATGAGCATTCGCCTTTTCATCCGTTTACCTCCTTGGATGTTATTTGACTTCATTCACTGATAGCCTTCAAAACCTCATTCTGTCCGGCCTCGTTCACCATTCCCACCCAGATTTTCAAGATACGTCCTTCCCGGTTTACCAGGATTAATGTCGGCGTTGGCAATTGTCTGAGCCCATTCTGTGTACTTGAAAGAACAGCTTCCACTTGGACTTTGTTGGAAAGAAGATACGCTCTATTGGCAGCTGGTTCTTCTGTCGAAAGTGCAATCAACCTGACACTGGACCCTCTCGCAACCTCAATCAGGCGACGATAGAAAGGCATGTTCTCTGTACAAAAATGGCAACTACTCTTGGTAACGAGCAGTGCCGTCATCGAAGAAGCAGTAAAGGTCAATTCGGGAGTTTCAGCGATCGTCTCCCCCACCCGATAACCAACCGCAGCAGCTACCGGGCGTCTCTCATTGTAGATGCGGAATCCCAAGTAAATGCTGAAAAGAACGCAAGTGAGGATGATTGCCACATTGGTGGCCAGTTCCAACCTCTTGGACTTTAATCCCGTTCGCATTGGGGCCTCTTGCCGCACAGGTGATAGTCTTAGAGACCTTCTAGCACCTGCAATGAGACGAGTCAATAAGAAAATGCAAAAGAACAGGCGCGCTTTATTCTGCCGGGAACGGTCGCCGTGGTTTGCCGAGCATCTGTGTTAAACGGATTGGAACCAGGTGCTTGAGGGGGCTCAGGATTTTTTCATCAGCGGCGCAGGCTTTAAATTCGTCTTTGCATTGGACTGCACCCCCATCGGAGATCAGCTCCAAGCGATCGGCCCGGTTACCCGCAGGGTCACGTTGAGTTCGAGAGCGCCCGCGATGGGAGCGCCGGGGCTGATATTGGCCACATATGCGGCAAACTTCGCCTTGGTGGCCCCGGTGTCCGGGAACACCAGCTCGAAATTGCGCAACGTCCCGTCCTCGTAGTCCTTCAGGAGGCCGGAGGTCTGGAAGCCCTGCGTCTCGTCGTCGGGCAGGAAGTTGCACTTGAAGGTCACGTCGCCCGAACTCTTGAACGTGGGCTTATACTCGCGGTAGCCTCCCGCCGACTGCTGGTGCGTGAACTCCGCGAACTCGCGGCTTAGCACGGGGCCGTTGATGTCCTTGACCTCGGCGATCGCCGTGAACACCTCGGGTTGCGCGCCGTCGCCGATCTTCAGTAAAGTTCCCAAACCGATTACACCGTCGCTCATGACTGTTTCTCCTGATAATGAATCGTGAATCGCATTGAAACGTTGAAGGTAGCCGTGTCCGGGTCGCGGCTGCGGCCGGCGCCGTCGAAGAACGCCCCGACGATCGGGATGTCCCTGAACAACCCCCGATAGCCGTCCAGGGCCACGCGCATCTGCCGCGCGACGGCCATCGCTTCAGCCGCCGTGTCCGCCCAGATGTCGAATCGGTAGATCGCCTGGCGCAATGCCGACGGCCCCTGCTGCGTGTGCATCGAGCGGTCGTCTTCGAGCGAGTACGCAATCGCGGGCAGTTCCTCGTCCTCGGAGAAATAATCCGGATGGAGCCGCGTCCCGATGAGCGTGGCCACGCCGGCGTGATGCGTCAGATAGTCGAACAGCCCTTCGTCGAGTGTTGCTGTCGTCATACGGTCTCGTTTGCCATGAGGACCAGCTCCCGGTTGCGTTCCGCGACGTTCAAGACCGACTCGATTTCAAAGGCCCTCGATCCCCAAACAAGCCGTATCTTGTGCGTGATTCCCGGTAGGTATCGCATCCTGATTTTGTGGCTCACCGTCGCTTGTTCCCGCTGTTGCGCGAAGTACTCCCGGCCAACGAGGGGTTCAATCGAAGCCCAGGCGGTCGCGAACGTCTCCCAGGTGGTGACGATCGAACCATCCGCGGCCTGCGCCTCGACGGGGCGCTCGACTACGATCCGATGGCGCAGGGATCCGCCGCGCATCACGCCACCGACAAGGCGCGATATGGCCACAGCAGCCGCTCGGAGAGGGAAATCACGCTTACGCTCTGGCCGGCCGCGATGTCCTCGCGGTTTTCGTATAGGTTCGAGACTTCGATCAGGATCCCCTGCCGGATTGCCTGGGGGACGTCTTCCGGCGAATCGCCATATCCGGCGACGAACCTGATAACGACGCTGTTGATCGAATCCCGCGTGATCGGCCAGAAGCGGTTCCAGGCGAGCGCCACGCGCCCGACCTCGCTCGACGAGGCATCGACCACGTAATCTCCAGATGCAAGAACCCGAGTGTTCCCCGCTGTGTCGACATACCGGATCGCATCAACCGATTGGAGCGGCGGCCTCGGCATATCGATTGCCGAAATTGAGTAAATGAAAGACCGATTTGCCGGGAAGCCATCAAGCGTGTACTCCAGAGTCTGTGTAATCAGCGCGCGGCGCAGGAACAGTTCAACCCGCTCCCGCGCCGCGGCGATCAGCGCGGACACGTAGGCGTCGTCCGCGTCTGTGTCAAGCCTCAGGTGCGCCTTTGCCTCGGCGAGCGTTACCGGCTCGACCTCGGGAGGCGCGACGAGCTTCAGTCCCATCAGGGCGTCTTTCTCGGGCGGGCCGGGGGCTTGACGGCGCGGTTTCCCGGCTCGAATGCCGCCGTCTCGACCGCCGATGTTTCAGCATGAGCGGACCCGGCGACACGTTGAACGGCTTCGGCGAAACCGCCGTCGATCAGCATCCGCGCCTCGTCATCCGAGGCTTCGATCACCGATCCCGGCGTGGCAACGCCATCAGGCCCGGCCATCAATGTCTTCAGGCGGATCTTCATGCCTACGCCGTCCCTTCATCGGGTGAAATCAGAGTCTTGACCGATTTCACGGTCGCATCCTTGGCCACGGGCTCCACTCTCGGGCCATAGAGAAGCGCGATCGCCCCGTCGATGACGGCATTGGCCGTGGCCCGCTCCACCACGCAGCGCACGTAACGCTTTTGAGGTCGGAAGAGATCCGTGACCAGGCACTTGTTTCCGTCCGCGTCGGCGAGCGCCGTGTGCAGACTGCCTGCCAGGTCGGCCATATCCGAGCCATCCGCGAGGCTCCCCTGCTGCACCTTCAGGCTCGTGACTTGCGTTGCCGTAAGCGCCCCGAAAAGAGCGACGAACTGCACGCCCTCGAAACCCTGCATGTCAACCACCGAACCCGTTTGCTCGGTCGTTCCCGCAGCCACTCCATTGAGCACGGGGGCCACCTTTACCGCTTTGCTGAGATTCATCTGTCAGTCTCCTTTTTGTCGTGAGGGGCCGGATCCCTTTGCCCGGCCCCGTTCGATCCAGTGTCGGTTACGCGAGCTTCACACGTACGAAAGCTTCGGACAGCACCGGCTGCGCGTCGCACTCCATGCGCCCGATGTAGCCGATCTGGTTCGACTCGGCGTATAGCTCCTTGAGCACCTGGATGGAGAACTCCATCGAGTCCGCGATCCAGTAGAAGGAGAAGTCGCCGACGATGCCGACGTACTTCCCGGTCGTGAACGTGTTCGGCGCGTACTCCGACATGTAGAACGGAAGCTCGAGGATCGTGTCCGGCTTGTCGGCGACGAGCCCGGGCTGCCAGAGGTACTGGTCGTTCTTGTCCTTCAGCTTCCGGATGGCGGCGACGGCGTCGCGGTGGAAGATCCAGCGCGCGGTCTTCTGGTACTGGGCCTTCAAGGCATACTTCGCGTTGATCAGCCCGTCGGCCCCGATCGCGGTCGCCTCGTTGCCGGCCGAGACATCGCGGTCCGTGTTGACACCGTTCGCGCTTGCCGTGAAGACGCCGAGCGGCTGCCCGGCCCCCGAGCCTGCCATGAAGGCCTTCTCCTGGGTAATCCCGAACTTGTAAGCCAGCTGATCCCGGACGATCTGGTCCACCGGCAGGACGGCGTTATTGATCAGGAAAGTCGAAATGAGGATGCGCTTCGCGGCCGGGTGCGGATGCAGCTCGCGCCTGGCGAAGTTCATCGCCGTATCGGCCGAGCCGGTCTTCAGCTCGACGGTCCAATCGGCGTCGTCCGGCCGGGTCTGCAGCACGGGGACGCCGAGGCTCGTCGCCTTCTGGACCGGGATCACGGTCGCGAGCTGCCGGATGAAGACCTGGTCGCGCAGGCCTTCGATGAGCCTGTTGACGAACTGCTCGGGCGCGACGAGGTATCCGCCGCCGACCTGGGAGTCGGCCTGCAGGTCCCTGTGCTCGGCCGGGCGATAGCCGCGGCAGAGCATGTCGGTGAACTGGGCGCGGTACTGCTCGCTCGCGCGAGGATTCGCGTTTTCGGGCGCGGGCCTCTGCGGGTCAGGCATCGGGGCCGGCGGCCTGTCGAGCGCGTTCCGCTCCGCGTCGAGCGCCGCCTGCCTCTCCTCACGCTCTACCTCGCGGCGGATGACCTCCTGCTCGGCGTCCATCCTGGCCCACTGGTCGTTTTCCTCCGCAGTCAGGCCGCGCCCTTCCTTCTCCGCCTTGTCCACCAGGGCGCGCATCTGTTCGATGATGCTCCCCCGCTTCCTGCGGAGCTCGTTGAGATCTTTCATTGATTTTCCCCTGAAAATGAAAACGCCCGCGAACGGCGCGGGCTGCCGGTTGCCGAAATGGTGAATCGTCTTACGGTCAGCGCGTCAGCTCCGCGATGCGAAGCCGCCGCCTGAAAAGGTCAAGGCCGCCGACCGGCGCGGAGCCTGGTTCGGCCGGGGCTTTCAGCCCCTCGATCCGCTCCGCGAACCGCGCGCGCAGCGCGAGGTCCGTCTCCGGGTAGGCTGGAAAAGTCACGGGAGAGACATCGAAAACTTCATCGACGCGCAGGATCGTGCGGCGCGTTTCGCCGTCGATCGTCTCCCAGCGGTCCTCGCCCACGGTGAACGCAAAGCTCATCTGGTCGATGTCGCCCCGGCCGATGCTTTCCAGCAGGTCCCCGGCCCACCTGGGTGGGTCGATGTCGACGGCCAGGCCGCGCTCATCTTCCCAGAGCTTGAGCGTGCCCTTGCTCTGCCTGCCCAGAACGAGCCTCGGGTCGTGGTTGAAGAGGGCGCGCGCATCGGATTTCCCGATCGCGTCCTTGAAAGCCCCCGGAGCGATGATCTCGCGGAATCCCCAGAGCATCTCCGAGAGGGAATTGAACACGGCGGCATGGCCCGTGATATGCGGCCGGCTATCCCCATCTGGGGTGTCCGAGCGCAGGCCACACAGTTTGAAGGCGCGCCTCTCTTTTCCCATACCTCTCTCCTATGCCGGATGCTCCGGCCCGGGCGCCGCTTGCGATCCCGCCGGCACCATGTTGAGGGGGATCAAATACACGTCCCCCTGCTCGGGCGGCAGCGGGTTCATGTTCTCCATCCGCCGGATATCATTGGCCGAGAGCCAGCCGTTGCTCCGCCCGACCGCGTAGGCGTCGTACCGGGCCTTCAGGTCCCCCCTGAGCAGCCCGTCGATCAGGAACTCGACGAAGTACTCGGCGCGGTCCGCCGGCGGGATAAGATCGCGCGCAAGCGCCTGCTCCCAGCGCACGAGCCAGGGCCGGATCGTGTCGCGCACGAACTCGAGCGACTGGTGCTCGATGTTCGAAAACGTCGCCCGCTCCAGGTCGGCCAGCATGTGCGGCGGAACGCGGAAGATCCTCGCGATCTCCGTCACCTGGAACTTGCGGCTGATGATGAACTCGGCGTCCTTCGGCGCAATCCCGATCGCCTGCCACTTCATCCCCTGCTCGAGGATGGCGGTCTTGCCGGCATTGCCGATGCCGCCGTAGTTCTCCTGCCAGAGCTGGCGGAAACGCTTGAGCGCCTCGTCGCTCAGCGCGTGCGGTGTTTCGAGGACGCCGTTGACGTTCGCGCCGTTTGCGAACAGGCGGGCGCTGTACTCCTCGTAGGCGAGCCCGAGCCCCATCGCCTCGCGGAATAGCTCGATCGGGTTCAAGCCCATGACTCCGTCCGAGGACAGCCCGCGCAGGTGCAGGATCTCTCCCGCCGACCGGCGCAGAGTATACGACGGGCGGTTTTCCGGGCTCACCTTGTAGACGAGCTCCCCGTTTTCACGCCTCGGCTCGACGCGGCCGGGATGGAGCGGCACGAGCCGCGCCGGATAGCCGCTTGCCCTGTCGATCTGCGCGTAGGCGTTGCCGCGCAGAGCCAGGTGCCCCTGGAGCATCTCGCGGAACTCGACCGAGGTCTGCTCCTCGTTCGGCTGGTCGTGAAGCAGCCGGTAGAGGAAATAATCGGTCGCGCGTTCCTTCCCGTCGTTCTTCGTCCTGCGGTAGACGATCAGCGGCAGGGTCGCCACGGTTTCGGCGAGGATCCGGACGGCGGAAAACACGGCCGTGAGCCTCATCGCCGTCTCGGCATTGACCCGGATCCCGGTCGCCGAGGCCGGCCCGCCGAGCGCCGCGACCAGCCAGGGATCCGGGTTGGCCAGATTCAACCTGCGCTCGAATGCCCGCGTGAATAGCCCCATCAGCGGCCCCTGACCGCGACGAAGACGAGGAAGCATCCGAGCGAGATCGGCATCAGCGGCGGGTAGATCCAGCCGAGCCCGAGGCTAGCCAACGCGGCGCCTGTCCATCCGAGAATGTCGCGCATATGCTCTTTCATACGAACTGCGGCCCCCGAACCTCGTATACGCTCTCCGGCCGGCCGCCGGGATGCGTCATGGCCCGCCCGAGCGCCATGATCAGGGCGATCGCGCCGTCGATCTTGCTCTCGCGGCGCTCCTTGGCCGGGAAAACGTTGTCCTTGCGGTCGTACCTGCCCACCACGTTGGAGATCATCCAGGTGAGCGCCGTGTCGCCGTCGTGGTGGATCCTGCCCTCGGAGATGAGCGCTCCGAGGCGCTTCGTCGCCTCGCTGAAGTTGGCGACGATCGGGCGCATCTCGACCATGTTGATTCCCTCGGCCTGCATGTGGTCGAGGATCTCCTTGGCCGTGTACGGATCGTAGGCCGCCTCGAGCGGCCGGAACCGCTCGTTCAGGTCGCGGAGGTCGTCCTCCACGTCGTCGTAGCTGGTCGTCTCGCCGGCGCAGGCCGTGATCCAGCCGTCGGCCGCCCATCCCGCATACTGCGAGTTGTCGGACCTCTCGATCTCGCCCTCGCCCAGGAAGTGACGGGCGAAAACATAGTACTCGCCGTCGCGCCTGAACAGGAGCACCCGCGACGTGAAGTCGTGCTGCGGGGCGAGGTCGAGCCCGATCCAGCACGGCTCGCCGGCGAAGTCGTCCGCATCGAGCGAGGGATCCCCGAGCCTTCGCCAAGCATCCGCGTTGAAAAGCGTCGTGTCGGCATTGACCCAGACCGACATGTGCTTCGTGAGGAAGTTGTTCTGGGCGCTCGCCATCTTCTGGGCCTTGAGCGCCAGGGGGCGCAGTTCGTCGAGGTAGACCGAGATTTCGAGGTTCGGGTTCGCCTTGATCCAGTTGCGCTCGTCCTTCCAGTCGTCCCCCTCGTCGAGCGTGTAGATCATGCCGAAATAGGTCTCGTCCTCGACGACCCTGTCCAGGATCTTGGTCAGGTACGTCCGCTGCTCGTAGCAGATCCCGGAGCGGTCGAATCCGGCCGTTGTGATCAGCCACAGAAGCGGCTGGAGGCGCGCGCCGCGCGCCGTTTCGAGAACGTCGTAGACCTTCCGCGTCCTATGCGCATGCAGCTCGTCCACGATCGCACAGTGGATGTTCAGACCGTCGAGCGAGTTGCCCTCCGCCGACAGCGCCTGGAACCGCGACCCGCTGCGCGCCTGGAATATCGAGTGGGCCGACGTGTCGATCCCGAACGCCGCCCGCAGCCCGGGCTCCCGCTCGACCATGTGCTTCGCGGTCTCCCATACCACCTTCGCCTGGTCGCGCGTCGTGGCGGCGCTGTAGACCTCAGAGCCTGCCTCTCCATCCGCGCCTGTCATGTAGATCCCAACCGGCGATGACATGGAGCTCTTCCCCTGCTTGCGCGCCATCTCGAGATAGGCGATGCGGTACCGCCGCAGCCCGGAGTCCCGGCGCACCCATCCAAACACGGTCGCGTAGATGAACACCTGCCAGGGCTGAAGCGTCAGCCTCTCGCCGCGCTTCGCCCACTCGCCCTTGATGTGCGGCAGCATCTCGACGAACGCGCAGATGCGGTTGGCTTTCCTCCGGTCGAACGCGAACGGGCCGGAGTCCTTCCATCGCGCCAGGTCGTCCAGCTGCCTCTGGCAGGCCTTCCTCACCCATGAGCAGGCCGGTATCTTTCCGGACACCACGCCCTCGGCGTATCGCTTCGCGATGGCGACATAGTCTTTCGGCTTCTTGCTCATCGGATCAGACGGCCTGAAAACTCGCCCAGGATGGCCGGGATCGAGCGAATGGACGCGGGCCTATGCATTCGCCAGGGCCTCCCACGGGTTCGAACCCGCGGCCTGTCCGCCGGCGCTGCCAGAATTGAGCCTGGCGATCGCGGTCGGGGACAGGCCAAGCTCGGCCAGCAGCGCCTGCGCGTGCCGAGCCGCCTCCGCACGCTGCGCGACGGCGGGATTGGCCTTCCAGGATTTCTGGGCTTTCGTGATCATCCTTTCGGGATGGTTGGGATCGGGGACTTTGATCAACTCGAGCTTCGAGTACTGCGCGCCGTTCTGCCGGATATTCTCCGTGCAGAGCTCGATCTCCTCCAGGCGCATTGCCAGGATCGTGATGGTTGCCGTATAGATCGCGGATGCCGCGCCTACCGCCTGCATCCAGGAGACGATCATCCCGAACAGCACGTTGCAGCGGTCCGACATCGGGCAGAAAGGAGCCTTCGGCAAATCCGGGGGCGCCGCCGGCGCGCCCGGGTTCTCCCTGCACTTCCGAAGCGTCCCCTTATTTTTCTTGACCAGCGTTAGGAGCTTCTTACGCCCTGCCAT